TTTAATCTGTGCCGATGTTGCAAGGGGAGATGGAACTGATTATAGTGCAGCACAAGTATTTGACTTAGAGGAAATGGAGCAAGTTGCAGAATATAAAGGTCAACTCGGCACAACGGAATTCGGTAATTTCTTAATTGAACTTGCCACAAAATACAATGATGCTCTATTAGTAGTGGAGAATAACAACATAGGTTGGGCTACACTACAGACGATTATCGATAGGGGATATGAAAATTTATTCTATCAAGAGAAGAATCATTTAATTGTTGATGATGAGATACAACACACTAATCGTTATCGACATATAGATAGAAATAAAGTTCCTGGTTTTACAACAACAATGAAAACCAAACCATTAGTTGTTGCTAAAATGGAAGAATACACACGTGAAAAAATGGTTAAATTGAAGTCTACGAGGTTAATTGATGAACTTTTTGTATTTATATATAAGAATACTAAAACTGAAGCTCTTGATGGATATAATGATGATTTAGTGATGTCCTACTCCATACTGTTATGGATAAGGGATACCGCTATCAGAATACAATCCGAAAGGAATGAATTTCAAAGTAGTTTAGTGGAGACAATTGGAAATTTGAATGAGAGAACACCTATTGTAACATCAAACAAACCAAAAAATAATCCATATGAGATTGACATCAATGGAGAGAAAGAAGATTTAACTTGGTTATTAGGGTAAATTATGGCAGATAATATTTTTAATAGATTAGGCAGATTATTTCAGTCGAGTATAATTTTAAGAAAGACTGATGATGATAGAATTGTTGTTAAAGACTTAGATCATACACAGAGGGCTTATACAACAAATTTTATAGATCGTTATGATAGACTGGTACAACGAACATATAACAGTCCTTATAGTTCAGCACAAAATCAAAGAGCTAATTATGAGGTTCATAAAATGGATCTGTATAGAGATTATGAATTGATGGATCAAGATCCAATCATATCTTCAGCATTAGATATATACAGTGATGAATCAACAATTGATAATATTGAAGGGCAAATCATAAAAATAAAAACTAATAATAGTAAAGTGGAGAAGATTTTACATAACTTATTTTATGATGTTATAAACATTGAGTTTAATCTTTGGAGTTGGATAAGAAATTTAACAAAATATGGTGATTTTTATTTGAAATTGGATATCGTTGATAAATTCGGTGTTGTTAATGTAAAGCCGATGTCTACATATGATGTTGTTAGATTGGAAGATCATGATCCTGCTAATCCACAAAAAATTCAATTTGAGTATGAACAGAATCATAAAGAGATTTTAGAAAACTATGAAGTAGCTCATTTTAGATTACTTTCCGATACAAATTTTATTCCATATGGTAAGAGTATGCTTGAAGGGGCGAGGAAAATTTTTAAACAATTGACTCTTATGGAAGATGCTATGTTGATACATCGTATAATGAGAGCTCCCGAAAAAAGAGTATTTAAAATTGATGTTGGAAACATTCCACCAAGAGAAGTTGAACAATTTATGCAAAAAATTGTCAATAAACTTAAAAAAACACCCGTAATCGATCAAAAAACGGGTGAGTATAACTTAAAATATAATGTGGAGAGTGTTACAGAGGATTATTTTTTACCTGTTCGTGGTGGAGATACTGGAACTGAAATTGATACCTTACCTGGTTTATCGAATAACGATCAAATAGATGATGTTGAATATCTAAGAAATAAAATGATGGCAGCTCTTAGAATACCAAAGGCTTTCTTAGGATATGAGGAAGGTTTGAGTGGTGGTAAGGCTACATTGGCTGCTGAAGATGTTAGGTTTGCTCGTACAATTGAAAGATTACAAAAGATAATTGTTAGTGAATTAACAAAAATTGGTATTGTCCATCTTTATACACAAGGATTTGCAGACGAATCGTTAATTGATTTTGATTTAGAGTTACAAAATCCATCAATGATTCATGAACAAGAAAAACTTGAATTAATGAATCAAAGATTAGAAGCAGCTGAAAAGGCTATGGATATTAAATTATTTAGTCGTAACTGGGTTTATGATAATGTGTTTGATTTTTCTGATAATCAAAAGAAAGAAATATTTGAAGAAATAGTGGAAGATACTAAACAAAAATTTAGATTTGAACAAATTGAAACTGAGGGGAATGATCCAGCAGAACAACCAGAACAATCTGAAGATGAGTTTGGTGGTGATGAGATGGCTAGAAAAGGTGATTGGGGTGGAAGCGAAAAAGAATATTTAGGTAAGGGTGATTCACAAAAAGATGAATATGATGATAATAATATCGAAAAAAGACACAGAAGTTTTGGTAAAAGGGAGTTTAAGGGTAAATCCCCATTAGCCCAATCAAAAGCTTCTACAGTCGTAGCTAGGGAAGGAATATTAACACAATTAAAAGACAAATTCCCTCAGGCAGTACCATTTGATGATAAGGATTTACTATCTGAGGAAAATATAATTGAAGAGTAATTCTTTATTAAAAATTACTTTATATTTATATATGAAAAATTGTATTGATATATTAATAGGAATATTATGAATAATTTCAAGCATAGTAAGCTGAGAAACACTGGTTTATTGTTTGAGTTTTTGCTCAGGCAAGTAACTGTAGATGTTTTAAATAAACAAAAAAATTCAAAAGCCTTAAAAATCATAAAAAAGCGTTTTAATGAACATACTGAAGTTGGTAAGGAATTAGCACTTTATAATGCGCTTATGAACAAAAAATTTAAGTCTGATAAAAAAGCAGATTACTTTTTAGGTGAGGTCTTAAGACAAAGACAATCACTAAATAATTCTCAATTAAAGAGAGAAAAATATAATATAGTGAAAGAAATTTCAACTATTTATAATCCTAAAAATTTATTTTCATCAAAGGTTAATCATTATGTTGTCTATGCTTCAATTTATAAGTTATTCGAGGGTATCAATACAATTTCAGCCAACGAAAAAACAGAGAGCTATTTTAATATAGTAGAACAAATAACAACATCTACAAAGATTGAAAATAAATCATTTGTTCCAACAGAGTTAGATAGAGATGTGAGAATTTTGTCTTATCGTGTATTATTGGAAAAATTTAATAAAAAATATACCAATTTATCGAAAGAACAAAAGAATATTCTAAAAGAATATATAAATAATATTTCAAATACGAATAATTTTTATTCGATTGTAGAGAAAAAGTTAATAACTCTAAGAGAAACTCTATCATCAAAAGTACCTAAAGTTAAAGATAAAGTTTTGAAGATAAAACTTACTGAGGCTATCAATTGTATGGAGAATTTTTGTCTTTCCGATTCTAAATTGGCTGAAGATAAGTCCGTAATACAATTATTGAGATATTATGAACTCGATAAAGAACTCAGAAAAATTTAACTCTTTAGTAAAGGAGATGGTAGGAATCTTATTTAAAAAACACTTAGATGAGATGACTAGTACTGGTGCTGTCGCTGGATATGAGACACCCAATGCTTTTAAGGGTATCAGCAAAAAAAAGAAAAAAAGTTTAGAAAAACAAACTGGATATAAGTTTGTTGACGAAGGCGTGTCTGATGCTGATATGAAAAAAATAAAAAAGGCAATTAGAAAAGAAGTCTCAGATATCTTATTTGATATTTGGGTAAAAAGAAATTCTTGGGGAGGAAAATAAATGTATCAAGCAGATGCTAGTAATGATAAAAAACAACAACCGAAACAACAAACTTTTCAAAACCCAAGCTTTGTTCCAGCCTTTGCTACAGATGCAGCTGCAAAAGTTGCTAACCCACTAAAGGGCACGATGACTTTTAGTTATGAAAATGGCCATGGTGACATATTTGTATATAATGGAACTGCTTGGAAAAAAGCAGAACTAGTCGCAGGTTAAATAGGATAAAAATATGAATAAACAATTATTAGTAGATGTAAGACCTTTTGAAATAACACCAACACAGATTCACGAATCAATGGAGAAGAATGGTGGTAAGTTGGTTGTTAAAGGTGTATTACAAAGGGCAGAATCTAAAAACCAAAATGGGAGAGTATATCCTAGAGAAGTGTTGTTAAGAGAGGTTGGTAAGTATTTAGATACAAATGTGACAGAAAGAAGAGCTTTGGGTGAACTCGATCATCCAGAATCATCTGTTGTGAATCTAAATAATGCTTCACATAATATTGTTGAGATGCATTGGGATGGTGATGACTTATTGGGAACTGTTGAAGTATTATCAACACCAGCTGGTAACATATTAAAAGAATTATTTAAATCTGGTATAAAGTTGGGTATTAGTTCTAGGGGATTAGGAAGTGTAGAACCTATGCAAGAAGATAATGATACTGTAGAAGTACAAAATGATTTTGAACTTATTGCATTTGACTTTGTATCCAATCCATCCACCCACGGTGCTTTTATGAGACCTGTTAACGAGGGTGTTGAAAATAAAACATCTAAATATAGTAATATACAAAGAATTGTTACTGATATAATGAGAGGTTAATAATGCCTTTATCAAAGTCACAGATTAAAAAGATGAGAGATGAGTTTGATGAAACAGGTGAGTTACCACCTCATTTGAAAAAGATCGTAAAAGCTAAAAAAGAATTCGAAAAAAAATTTAAAGTGAAAGATATAGTTGTACCTGGTTTAGAGTGGATGAGTAAGTTGGGTGAGGCTGCTGATAGAGATTATAAAGCTGAGTATAAAAAATTTCAATCATCAACAAAGGCTAAGAAGTACAGAGCGGAATTAAATAAGTATAATAGAAAGAAAGGTACTTATGGAAATGGTGATGGTAAAGATGCTTCTCATAAGGGAGGAAAGATAGTGGGGTTTGAATCACAATCTAAAAACAGAGGAAGAGCTGAAAAGAGTCG